CCAAAGAGTGACATTTTAAAAGGACCACTTCGGTGGTCCTTTTTTTTGGCTCCTAAATAATAGACAAGGAGAAATGAATGACTGTACTGAACAGAAATCCACAGAATACCAATCTATTACAACCCACAAAATTTTTACTGACGTTCGCACGTATTCAGACCGTACAATATTTTTGTCAAGAAATTAATCTTCCTGGTGTATCATTGGGTGAAGTTAATCGTGCCACTCCATTTTTGGACATGTATTCTCCTGGTACCAAATTGGCATACGATCCACTTGATATAACATTTACGATTGATGAAGAATTGGCATCATGGAAGAATCTGTATGACTGGTTCACCACAATTGCTGATCCAGATGGATTTGAGAAACGTACCTACACAAGAGAATTACAAAGAACAGAATACTTATCAGATGCCACATTAACTGTATTGTCGGCATTAAATAATCCAGTATTAAGAATTGAATTTTCTAATGTATTTCCGTTAACACTAAGTGATATTCAATTTGATACCAAGTTATCAGCCGATACTATTATTACAGCACGTGCAACATTTAGGTATCAATCATACAAATACTTGACATTATAATACTTTTATGATATAATGTTTTTATTATGTAAGCTATTGATTTAATTATACTTTTTAAATATGGAAACACTTGAACAGATATTAAAGATGTGGGAATCCGATGTGGTTATCGACCAAACGGAACCCTCCAAAGAATTATTAAAGATACCAATGTATCACAGTAAATATTTGGCCATCTTAACCAAACACAGAATCGCCTCAAAGAAAGCACATTTTGATTATCTACGTATGCGTAAAGTCAAAACAGAATATTTTGGTGGTCGATTATCAAAAGATGAATTAGAAGAATATGGTTGGGAACCATTCCAATTTGTATTGAAAACCGATTTAATAACATACATGGAAGCTGATAAGGACCTTATTAAACTCTTAGAGAAAAAGGTTTATCACGAAGAATGTATTTCAGTTGTTGAATCTATTATGCAAGAACTTAAACAAAGAACTTGGCAATTACGTGACTTTATTTCATGGGAGAAATTTGTAAATGGACAGTAAATTTAATATACATCATATAGCACCAATGAATCCAATAAACATTTTATTATTGGATACTAAAGAAGATATCTTTGGTGAACACGAAAAAGAAGTTCTGAAACCATTTTTGGTGAATAGTAACTTCAAAAAATCTAGATTGAATAATCTATCACATACAATGGACCTATTAAGTGATCCTAGGTTGAGTAAATTAAAAGAATTATTTGATGAAGCTATTCTGATTTACACAAGAGATATTTTAAAATTATCAAATGTTTTTCAAATGACCAATTCTTGGTTAACAAAAAATACACCAGGCGAACAACACCATCAACATAATCATCCAAATGTGATGTTGAGTATCACTTGTTATTTTGATGAGACATTTGAGTATCCAGGTCCTTTTGCACCACTTGTTATTGAAACTCCAGGTTTAACAAATACATTCTCAACATTTCAATTTCAAACAACACCATTTGAATACAATGAAATAAACGGAAACGAATTTGGTGTTATTCCAAATAAAAACCAATTTGTTATTTTCCCAGCACACTTGTATCATATGACTATGCCAAATGAATCTGATAAAACAAGATATTGTTTGGCGGCTAATTATTTTATTGATGGTACTATTCAACCAGGTAATTCATATTCAGCTGCATTAAAGATTTCAATGGTACCAAATCCTGTTGATAATCTTAAAGGTGCCAGTTTAGAAGATAAGGATGAAGATGGTTTTGTGGTTTATGATGATAGTCCAGTCTAATTTGTGAAGCAATACATAGATGGACAACAATTTATTATCAATTTCTTTTGATACAATAAACCTTTTTTCTTTTATGGTTGGCATGTTTTTTGCTGCTACCATGTGGAGAACTAGGGCTTTATACTTTGTTGTTTTCTATTTTGCCTTTCTTGCTTTATATTATGCTTTAAGATACCATCAATGGCTGACCTAATAATAACTAAAAAAGATGAAGTATTCGCCAAAGTGGCCTGTGAACGCCACATTGCGATGGAGTTATCCGAGTTCTTCACCTTCTTTGTACCTGGATATCAGTTCGTTCCAGCCTATCGGAATCGAATTTGGGATGGTAAGATAAGATTGTTTGCTTTACAATCTGGCCAAATTTATCTTGGTTTGATACCTTATCTCAAAGAATTCTGTATTGAACGTGAATACACTTATGAAATAGAAGAACTCACAGATGATTATTCTGTATATTTGGCAGAAAAGTTTATCAAAACTTTGAATCTACATTCAAATGGTAAACCAATTGAGGTCAGAGAACACCAATTAAGTGCTTATGTTCATGCAATACGTAATCGTAGAGCATTGTTATTGTCACCCACGGCATCAGGTAAATCTCTAATCATTTATTTGATATACAGACAATTACTTGATTATCAAAATCTAAAAGGTTTAGTTATTGTACCAACCACATCTTTGGTTGAACAGTTATATTCAGATTTTGCCGATTATTCATCACATGATAAGTTTGATGTTGAATTGGCAGTACATAGAATATATGAAGGTAAAGCAAAACATTCTGACAAAACTTTAATTATATCCACATGGCAGTCATTGTACAAAATGGATAAAAGTTATTTTGAACAATTTGATTATATCATAGGTGACGAAGCACATCTATTCAAGGCACAGTCATTGACAAGCATTATGACTGCCGCCAATAAAACAAAGTATCGTATTGGTCTGACTGGTACTTTGGATGGAACGAAAACACACAAACTGGTACTAGAAGGTTTGTTTGGTCCTGTTGAAAAAGTTATTACGACCAAAGAACTGATTGATAAGAAACAACTATCAGACTTTAGTATCAAATGTTTGGTACTCAGACATACAGATGAGATTTGTGCTGAAATGAAAGGTGCAACTTATGCGGAAGAGATTCAGTACCTAATTGCCAATGAATCGAGAAATAAATTTATTCGTAATTTGACTATATCATTAAAGACCAATACTTTGGTACTGTATCAGATGGTAGAGAAACATGGTAAGATTCTTTTTGATATGATTAAAGAAAGATCCGGTGAACGTAAGGTTTTCTTTGTACATGGTGGTACAGAAACCGAAACAAGAGAAGAAATACGTGGAATTATGGAGAAAGAGAATGATGCAATTGTTGTTGCTTCTTTTGGCACCTTTAGTACTGGAATTAACATACGTAATTTGCACAATATTATATTTGCGTCTCCATCAAAGTCCAGAGTTAGAAATTTGCAATCAATTGGTCGAGGTCTCAGGCAGTCTGAGGGTAAAGCCATTGCAACACTCTACGACATTGCAGATGACCTCAGACACAAAAAACATATGAACTTTACACTTCAACATTTCGTGGAACGAGTGAAGATATATAATGAGGAGAAGTTCTCATTTAAGATTTACAACATAGGACTCAAAGATGGAAAATAACCACGACATTAAGATTGTTAGATTCAAAGATGGATTGGATGTTGTTTGTCATTTTAATTATACATCAGAAGATGAAACTATGATGGAACTTGAAACACCAATGATGTTTGAGGTAAGAAACACCAATTTGGTAATGCAACATTGGTTACCTTTATCTCTGATGAAAGCAAATACAGTAAAGATTAAAACGGAAGAGGTTCTTTGTTTGATTGAACCTTCCGATGAATTCGCTGAGTATTACCATGAAACGGTAACTAAGATGAATAGGTTTGATACTAAAAAACAAACCGAAGATGAAACTCAAATGATGTTGGAAGCATTAGATGAGTTAAAGGATATGGATGAATCGGACATCCATTAATAATTTATATCATAGGGGAACACCGAGGACTATAACACATGTCAAGCCCCCTGTCAACAACTTTTTATGGTACATTTGAATGAGTAAACAAAAACATTATATCAACAACGAAGATTTCCTAAAGGCATTAGTCGATTATAAGACTAAAAAGAAAGATGCTATTGATAAAGGTTTACCTGAACCTCGTATACCGAATTATATTGGTGAATGCTTTATGAAGATTGCCGAAGGATTATCACACAAGCCAAACTTTATCAACTACACATACCGAGATGAAATGATTTCGGATGGTATTGAAAACTGTCTTATGTATTTTGCCAACTTTGACGAAACCAAATCAAAGAATCCATTTGCCTACTTTACTCAAATCATTTACTACGCCTTCCTACGTAGAATACAAAAAGAAAAGAAACAGTTGTATGTCAAATACAAAGCCACAGAACAAATTGGTATCCTAGATGAATTTGAGATGATGGAATTTGAAGATGGTACTACCAGACAGTTTGAATTGTATGACAACATATCAGAGTTTATTGAAACATATGAAGATGCCAAACAGGCAAAGAAAAACCTAAAAACGGCAAAGAATCCTAAAGGGATTGAAAAATTTATAGAATAGTGTTATAATGTAATCTTTGAGGAGATAATATGTGGAAAGTTAAATGGGTTCCTGCACAAGGATCTACAGTACATTTCTTTAAGTGGTTTAAAACGAAAGAACAGGCAGATGCTTTTGCCAAAATGAACATCAATAATGTATTGAGTATCTCATACGAATGAAAATTGCCGTAATTACTGACCAACACTTTGGAGCTAGGAATGATTCAGTTCATTTCCTAGATTTCTACGAAAAATTCTACCGTGATACATTCTTTCCTAAAATCAAGGAAGAACAGATTAAGCACGTACTTATTTTAGGTGATACATTCGACCGTAGAAAGTATGTCAACTTCTATTCACTCAAGCGTACCAAAGAAATGTTCTTTGATCCGTTACAGGAGATGGGTTGTGAAGTATTCATGTTGGCTGGCAATCACGATACATATTTTAAGAATACAAATGATGTAAACTCTGTTGACCTATTATTGGCAGAGTATGGTAATATACATGTTATCACAGAACCAGAAACTATCTATGTTGGTCCAAAATCAATTGCGATGATACCGTGGATATGTGCCGACAATTATGAACAGACTATGCAGTTCATCAAAGATTCATCATCAGACGTTTGTATGGGTCACTTTGAGATTGCTGGCTTTGCTATGCATCGTGGTATGCCATCACAAGATGGTTTAGACCGGTCTATATTTAACAAATTTACTTATACATTCTCTGGTCACTATCATCACAAATCAAGTTCTGATGGCATCTATTATCTTGGTAATCCATATGAACTAACATGGCAAGATTACAATGATACTAGAGGATTTCACCTGATGGACTTTTGGAAAGATGAAATACAATTCATACCAAATCCAAATCGTATGTTCCATAAAATCCTATATGACGATAAGGTAGATACCATTAAAGAGATTGACGGTAAAGACCTATCTGAATATAAGAATACCTATGTCAAAGTGGTTGTTGTTAATAAAACTAACCCGTACCTATTTGACAAGTTTATGAATAACCTGTATAATGTCAATCCAATCGACATTACTATTGCGGAAGACTTTACTGAATTATCTTTTGATGATGAAGAATTGGTTAATGAAGCAGAAGATACAATCACTATACTAAACAAGTATGTGGATGGTATATCAGAAGATAGTATTGATAATACCAAATTAAAAAACATTCTTAAAGAACTTTACGTTGAAGCTTTGAATACTGAACAAGCATGATATTATTCCAAAAAGTTAGGTGGAAGAATTTTCTTTCTACTGGTGCTCATTATACAGAAATTAATTTTACCAAGTCACAGAACACTTTGATTATTGGTCAGAATGGTGCTGGTAAATCTACTATTCTGGATGCATTATGTTTTGGTCTGTTTGGTAAACCATTTCGTAAAATAAATAAACCACAACTGGTTAATTCCATCAATACAAAAGATTGTGTTGTGGAAGTATTCTTTAACATCGGTCAAAAACAATATAAGATTATTCGTGGTATTAAACCAAATACTTTTGAGATTTATGTCAATGACGTTTTGCTGAACCAGGATGCCGCTGCAAAAGACTATCAGGAAATATTAGAGAAGCAAATTCTCAAACTAAACTATAAATCCTTTACGCAGGTGGTAATCCTTGGTTCAGCATCATTTGTTCCGTTCATGCAGTTATCTGCAAATGACCGTAGAACTATTATCGAGGATTTACTCGACATTCAAATCTTTTCGTCAATGAATGGTGTGGTCAAAGAAAAACTATCCGTTTTTAAAGATGATATAACCAAAGCCAAGTACGGTATATCTTTGACAGAAGAAAAAATCAAACTACAACTACAGAACATTGAAGAGCACAAGAAACATAATGATGATGAGATTGCCAAGATACTGGCTGAGATTGGTAAATCAAAAGAACAACACAATAAATTACGGAATGATATTGAGTTGATTAACAGACATGTTGCCGTATTGAACTCAAAGATTGGTGATAAGAAAGAAAAACTGGAAAAAAAATCTAAAGGTTTATTCCAAGTCAAAGGCAAGATTGAAAACAATATCAAAAAGAATGAAAAAGATATTGAGTTCTACCAACACAACGACAACTGTCCTACTTGTAAACAATCTATTGAACCAGAATTCAAAGAACAACAAGTTACAGAACGTACTAATAAATTAGGTACACAGAAGACCGGTCTTACTGAGGTAGAAACCGAACTTGAAAATATTACCAATGAAATGTCGGAAATTACAAAAATTATCCAACATATTATTGAACATCAAAATCAAGTTACAGAACATAATGCCACGGTAAGAGCCATCAGTACATACATTGATAAGTTAAACAAACAGTTTGATGAATTATCGGTAAAAGTTAATAGTCCACAAACTGATAATCAAAAGTTACTTGAATTGAAATCTGAGATGTTTGAATTCAATGCAGCATATGAAGAACTGATGAATGAAAAACACTATTATGAATTTGCAGGTTCTTTGTTGAAAGATACTGGTATCAAAACCAAAATCATTAAACAATACTTGCCAATTATGAACAAGTTAATAAATAAATACCTGACTGCCATGGACTTTTTTGTTAACTTTAACATTAATGAAAACTTTGAGGAAACAATTAAGAGTAGGCACCGTGATGAATTCTCTTATGCCAATTTCTCTGAAGGTGAGAAGATGCGTATCGACCTAGCACT